CTCATGGGAAAAGAAACCAAAATTGAAAAAAGAAAAATTCCTCTAATATCATTTGAATATGATGAATGGGAGGATTTACAGGATTTAGTATTTGAAGATAGTTTTATTTCTCCTATAATAAAATATACTTTAGAAGCTATTAAATATTCTATTGAGAATAAATTGAATAAAGCAGAATTATTTATTGTTGATAATTTATCTTTAGGGGTTGATTTACCTAAATCTGAGTTTTCAAATGCTTTAAAGAGAGTACTCAAATATTATGAAAAAGAGGAAGATTATGATGAATGTGTTAAAATACAAAATTTAATAAAAAGTTTATAATGCGTTGGAAGTTTTTTTATTTAAATGATTCTAAAAAGGAGGTGTTAGGTATAACCCACTCCCCAAATAAAGAACAAGCAGAATTGTTTTTTAGTAAAGTTAAAAATTTACCCCTTAAAAAATTTAAAGAAGTATTTGGGGTAATAATGGATTTTAATTAATTTATAATATATAAATGGATAGTTCAAAAGAAGATATTCAAAAGTTATTTAGTTTAATTTTAGGTTCTAAAGTTAATATTACATCAAAAACTGTAGAAATAGATAAAAAAGACTTATTTATTTTTTGTGTAGAACAGTTAGGAGATTGCCTTAAAAAAGAAGAGCAATTAGAAAAAATTGGGGTTAACATAAGTCAAATCACAGATCCCCTCTGGTTTCTAATTGAAAATTTAAGCCTTGCGTTTTATGGGAGTGAAACTACTGACTTAATTATGTGGTTTCTTTATGAGAGAACAGATATAGATGGAAAAATCCAATACTACATAGATGATTCAGATAAAAGATTTTTATTTAACACCCCCGATGATTTATGGAGTTATGTGAATTATAGAACTTTATAAAAAAGTTTGGATTGTTTAAAATCTTTTCGTATATTTACCGATAATAATTAATAATAATAATGAGTTATGAAGTTAGAGATGATACCTTGTATTGTTTGTAAAAAAGATATGCCTAAACTTCGTTTTGAAAAGTATGGGTATAGAAATTGCATAAACTGTTCAACCACTGAAACTTATAAAGCTATAATTACAACAGGAGGTGAGGGGGATCATACTTGGAATGATATCCAAATCCTTACTAACGAGCAATATAAAGAATATAACCAGGAAGAAGAAATAGGTGATGATAAGCTTAATAACTCCTTAGATAATGAGGGTAAAGATGATAATCTTCAAGGACCTTTTACTATTATAACTCCTGAAGATTAACAAAAATGCCTAAGGCAAAACCCCTTTCTAAAGAGCAAATTTTAACTGCTATGGATAAAACTTTATCTAATAGAGCAGCTAGTAGGTATTTAAACGTATCCTACATTCACTATAAAAAATGGGCTAAGATTTATACAGATGAAGAATCTGGGAAAAGTCTATTTGAAAAACATAAAAACCAATCCGGTAAAGGTATTCCTAAATTTTTAAATAATAAAGGAAAAGAACCTGCTTTATTAGATATTATTGAAGGGAGAACAGATATATCCTCGTTTAACCCCGCAAAAATTAAATATCGTTTAATTACTGAAGGGTACTTAAATGAAGAATGTGCTGAGTGTAGTTTTAAAGAAAGAAGAGTATTTGATTACAAAATGCCGCTATTATTGCATTTTAAAGACAAAAATAAAAAAAATTATAGAAAAGAAAATATTGAATTATTATGTTACAACTGTTTTTATCTATTTATCGGTGATATTTTTACCAACAAGCAAATTGAAGGCTTAGAAGACCACAAACCTGTCAACCAGGGTAAAAGTAATTGGGACGTCGATGAATATCATCTTAGAAGACTAAAAGAATTAGGTTTAGATGATGACGAAGATAATGCAGATCAATATATTTCTAGAATATGAAGAAAAAACAGAAAAAGATACCTCTCCTTAAAAAAGGAAAACATAAAAAACATGATAAGCTTGTCAATGATTACGATAAACAAAAAGAAAAACACTTAGAAAGACTTGCTACTAAAATGTTGGAGAATGAAGAAAAATTTCGTACATTGAAGGAGAAGAAAATAAGTGGTAATTTTTTAAATTTGTTTTAATGTCCCGTAAAATAAAAGTTAAGACACAAGAAGAGTTTGAGAATAGAGCAAAAAATCATGACCTCCAAATATCTGAGGCATGTGTAAGAGGTATCTTAAACAATTTGAATAGTAAAAAACGTCACATTCATATATTAGAAGTTACAGTTGAGGAAGATGATACAATTTTCGATATAACTTGTGACAAAAAAGATTTTCTAGAAACTCTAGAAAAAAATCTAATAATAATGGAAAAGTGGGAACAATACGAAACTTGTTCTGAAATAGTTAAAGCAATAGAAATTTTAAAATCTAAGTAGTTATGTTATACAAATATAATAAGAAGAATCTTCAATTTACAAAAATAACAAACATGCACGATAGTAAAACTTTAATAATGGTTATAGTTATTACTTTTTTAATCACAATATTAGCTTGTATTTTTTCATATTGGGCGGGGGTAACAAAAGGATTAAAACATCCGGTCCCATTCGAAAAAGAATTAATAGTACTTGAACATGAAATTGATACTTTTTCTAGAGAAGAATTGATTACTATGTTAAAAGACTTAAATATAAAACACCCCCATATTGTTTTAGCTCAGTCTATTCTAGAAACCGGGGATTTTAAAAGTACTATTTTCAAACAAAATAATAATCTATTTGGGATGAAAGAAGCAAGAGTAAGGGTAAAAACCGCAAAAGGTACTCAATTAAACCATGCCTACTATGATAGCTGGAAAGAGAGTGTTTATGATTATGCTTTTTACCAATGTCGTTACTTAGGTAGAATCACAGACGAAGAAGAATACTACAAAGCTTTAGATGCTTCATATGCTGAGGCTAATCATTATTCTCAAGCATTAAAGCATATAGTTAAAAATCAAAACCTAAAACAAATATTTAAATAATGGCTAGACAAACATCTACAACAGGCGTACAAAAAGCAAGAAAGAAGAGAAAAGGAATTCATAGTAAAAATGAAACTTCAAAAATTAAATCAAGTAAAAACTATAAAAAATCCTACAAAGGACAAGGTAAATAACCCAACATTATGAGTAAGAATTCAGCTAAAGCATTAATAGAACAGGCTAAAATATTTAATAGTTCTCTTCAACATAATTCTAAAAGGAAAAAAAAGAATCACCCAAAACCCCACAACTATTAATCCATCAATAATTTCCATATTTTATTCTTTAGATGATGACGTTTTAGTTAAAATGGCATCAACCGAGGGAGGGGAAAATTTAAAGCAGTTATGCATGCTATTAACTTTAGACATCCAATATGAAAAAGATATGAAGAAGTATGGAATTAGTTGGGATGCTTAAGATTAAATAAAATTATGGAAAAAGGAGATATAGTTAAATCAACTAAATACCCTGGGAGAAGATTTACACTAGTGTGGTATAAAAAAGGAGATGCAACCTGTGCAATAGCAGATAAAAGAATTAGAATGATAGCAAAAACTAAAGATATAAGTTTGGCTACCTGAAATATTGTTCGTATATTTACGTATTAAATAATAAAAGTTATGAGTGAAAAATTAGGTCCAATTGCCCAAGAATGGGCGAGTATTAAATCCATGTATGATGTTAACACTAACCGAAACCACACCTATGGTGAAAATTTTGAAATTGGTGGTGAGTTAGATCTAATGATTGGAGAATTTATTGAAAAATTAGGAAAACTTACTGAGCATTATGGTTATCGTTGTATAATTGATGGCATTAAAATGGATTTGTGGAAAGATCGTATTTGGAATCTATGTGAAAACGCTGGGTTATTGCCTCCACTTCCAAAATCAATGCAAGAAGAAGGTGATGAAAGAGAGGATTGGGAGAATTCATCACCCGAAGAAAGTTTTGATGAAGAGGCATTTGATGAACAAATTTATAATGCCTAAAAAAAAGCTTAAGGTATTTAGTGAATATTATGAAGCTATACTATATTGTAGTGTAAATAATATATCATATAATAGAATAGCAAAGCATCAAACCCGCTTAAATACTAGTAGGGATTGGTGTGTAATTAAAAGAAATAAAAAGGTTTTGAAAGATGGGTGAAAAAAAAGGATATACCGGTAAGTTAAAATATGAATTTGATACTTCTAAATGTTGCGAGATAGAATGGAAGGAAGGAAGATGGGGAAGAGTAACATCAGGTGAGTTTAGGTGTTTTGGTGGTGGTAGAAGAATTTTAAATGTAGCGGACCCTAAAAATTCATTTTATGAATTATATAATGGTCCTATATACTTTTATGGGACGAATAGTAAGGTTCCTGAGGGTAATTTATGTGGGGGGTATAATTACCAAGGTGGAATTGATCCTAGAGAACAATATAGAGTAACAGGGAGGCAAGGAAGAATATGAAAAGTCTATTTTTAGGTATTTTATTGTTTACAATTGGTCAAACTGCAGTATGGTTCCAAACAAACGGTCAATTCATATCCCCCTGGATGAAGAATAATCCTATGGTAATGGCATTTTTAGGGGTGCCTATCAGTTTTGCTTATATTTTTGCTACGGCTTATGTTGTAGAATATTATGAAGGTGATTTATGGCCATCAAGACTTATTGGATTCGCTGCAGGCATAGTAAGCTTTAGTTTTTTAACATATATGTATATGGGAGAAGGGTTATCCCTTAAAACATTAATAACTTTAATTCTAGCAATTATTATTGTGCTAATACAAGTGTTTTATAAATAAATTATGGGTTATCAAGAATTATTCAAACATAATGATATATTATACATCATTAAAGGCAAATCACAAATTTCTTCTTTTCAAGATAAACAAGGAGAATTACATTTAGAATTTGTAAAAGGAATGCAAAACCATCTTAGGGCAGATCATACTTTAAAAACAGATTCTCATTTTTTATTTGTTGAAACTATTGAGGAAGCTGAAGAAATTAATATTGAGGAAGAATGCCACGAGTAGACTATGAAGAAGTACTAATGGATGAAGCTTTTCACCCATGCATCCATTGTGGAATAACTGAGTTTTATTGGGATTTTGATATTTATAAATGTTGTGGGTGTGATATAGTTTTAGAAGCACCCAAAACACCTAAACATAAAGAAAAAAAGAAATTAAGAAAATTTAAAGAAGAATGAAAAATCAATTAAAAAAATTATGGAATTGGGTTTTAAACCGAACCACTTTAGATGAAAAAATTATTGAATTAGCTGAAGAGGTAGAAGCAAGGATTGATAGAGTCAAAGAAGAAGTTGATGATGTAGTTCAATCAGCTAAAGAAGTAGGAAACCAAATTTCTGATGTAAAAGACGCAGTTAAAGGAAAAAAACGAAGAGGCAGACCTAAAAAATAAAAATGTGGAGGGATTTGGATACCCGAAATATGTTTCGTATATTTACGATATAAAGAAATTAAGGTTATGGCATTATTTGTATTTGCAAATTTAAACAAGCATGGGAATTTAAGGAAACGAATTATATATCGTCCTACTTCTCAATTTTCATATTCACCTAAGGGTTTAGGACCCTTTGTAGCTACTCGTAGGTTTAAATACACTTATGAGCATGATTATTTACCCCCAACATTATACACTAGTTCTAAAGGAGAAAAATATATTACTCCAACTTGGCAGAAGGTTCATCCCGAAACTACTCTTAATGATATTGAATGGGAAAAATCAGAACCTAAAAAAATTAAGGTTGAAAAGCAGGAATTCAAATTTGAATCAAAGAGTGATCCTGGACACTTTTATAACGTTACTGTAAAAGGTAATGAAGTAGATTGTACTTGTGCTGGAAAGTGGAGAGCAAAAGATCGACAATGTCGTCATATGAAAGATATTAAAAAACAATTAGGTATATGAGTTGTTGCAACGTAAGTTGGTGTGATGAAGAAACCGAGTTTTATAATAGAACCCAACGTCGTTCGTTTTGCAAAAGGCATTACCATTATAAGAAATATGCTTCTAATGCTGCTGGTAGGCCTTGGTTAATGTATAAAGTAGAAAAAATCTTGGATAATCAATTACAATGTGAAGGGTGTGGGTACGATGCACAAACATTTTTTCCTAATAGACCTATAAATGAATTAGCGGGATTATTCGATGTTGATCATATTATTTCGGATATTAAACACACACCTGAAGGTGAGCAGCCCTCAAATTATCAGTTGTTATGTAAGCAATGTCATATATTAAAGTCATATGATGAGGGTGATTTTATTTCAAAAAACAATCGCCGATAGATTTGGAGAAGCAAGATATTGTTCGTATATTTACAGGGTAAATGAGGCGCGAAGCCGAGTTGCAGTATTTAAAAATAAAGGTTATGTCAAAAGAAAATCAAGTTTTAGAATTAATTAGTGGGTATGCAAATGGTTTTATTACAGATCAAGAGTGTAGTGAGATGTGTGATTTAATATTAAACGAAATCACAACTATTAAAAAATAAAGGTTATGCAAAGAATTAGTTTTAAACAATTAGAAAAAATCAAAGAATTTTACGGATCCGGTGATTTCGAAATAGGTCATGGTGGTGAAGTTAAAGATGGAAGAGGTGATTATAAATTTGCCGAAACATACCTAAATCTCAGATTTGGTTATTGGAATTCAATTGATACTAAAATGCTAGAAAAAGCATTAGATGGTAGATGTAAAGTTGAATTAGATATGAAAGTCTATGATGATGATTGTGGTTGGAAATATTCATATAAATTAAGTTAAATGGCTAGAGAAAAAGCATATTCAAACTCTCCTGTAGTAATGGTGTTTAGAACATCAAATCGTTCAAATGCTAAAGTTAAAATGAAGATTTGGAAGAATAAAAATATAGACCAAGTCCAAGAGGAAAAATTAGCAGGTGTTCCTCAAAATGCTGAGATTTTAGAATTAGCAGTAGGTGAAAGTTTTATTCAAAAATATAAACTTAAATATAAATTATGAAAAACTTGGAGGAGCCAAGAATCGTTCGTATATTTATGGTATAAAGGAATTAAGGTTATGACAAAAAGAGAAATCCAAAGACTCCATAGAGAGCAATTTTTTACAGCCGTATGCGAAACATACCCAGGAACCCAAATTGATGGTGAAATGGGTGGTAGGTGGACCATAACAATGGAAAATGGTTTTACTTTTGATCTAAGTGGTATTAGTTATGGTGGTCAAATTGATTGTTATGAGATTCGAGGGTCTGAAGATCATGATTTTGCTGTGGTGCTTGAACAAAGATTACAGTTACTTTGGGACAGTTTAAAATAATATGTATATTAAAATAAAATTATGGCAAGTCAATCTTTAAAAGCAGAATTAGTTAACGAGTTATCATTTTTAATAGGCTTACAAGAAAAACTTTGGAGATACCACCCAAATAACCCAGATTCCAAAAATATTAAGGATGAATATATTAAACTCCAAATTGAGATTGAAGAAATTTCATGTCAGTTGGATGAGTTGAGTTAATTTCAACAATAGACTAATATATATTTGTTTTCCTTACCTTTATTAATTATATTTATAGGTATGGATTTAGACAAATTTTTTCAACAGTTTACAGGAGATTCTTTACCGGAATCATCATCTTCTCAAGATAATATCGTTGCGTCTTATACTGATTTTTACAAGAATCCTATTTTTAAGTTAGGAATGTTTAAGAAATTAGTGTTTAATCACGGAGATTTTAACAATAAAATGTTGCTCACATTATTAAATACCGCTTCTGGTGGTGATAATAAGGAATCAAAGAAAATCAAAGAATTTAGTGAGGTGATGGTATACAATAGAGCATACTCTCAATTAGAAGATATTAATTTAGAAGAAGAACAAAATCATGTTAAACAAGCTTCAGATGAGGAACTTTTAACTGCGTGTAAGTTAGCTATTAAGTTTTTTGAAAACCGAGAAGAATATGAAAAATGTGCTAAAATCAAAAATCTAGAAGATTTAGTAACTTCTTTTATAAAATAGCTTGGCTTCCCAGATAACTTACCGTATCTTAATGTTACAGGGAAATAAGAAATGGAAAATGGGGAATAAATAGGGATATAAGGGTATATAGGTGCCTCACCCCACCCAATAATTTAATTAATTAGTTATTATGAGACAGAGAGATATTATTGTTAATAAGTTAGAAACATTAGAAGCTAGATTAAAATCCTTAGAATTTATGGTTAGGAGAGGTTCTCCAATCCCCGAATTTTTAAAAACTATAGAGAACTCTACGGAAATTCTAAGTGATGTTAAAGCTATGATTGAAAGAGAAGAACATTCATCTTCGGAAATTAATCGGAAATAAAAATAAAAAAAGTTATGAAGTTAACAGCAGACCAAATTCAAATGAATTGGGTTGAATTTATGGGCAATATTGATACTTATATTTCTTCCCCACGTAAAGAACAATTAAAAGCATTTTATGAGAAATTTGAAGATCGTATTTCACTCATGCCTGCTTCACATAAAAAAGAATATCACTCTGCCTTTCCTGGAGGGTATGTTGATCATGTTAATAGAGTAGTTAAGGCTGCTGTATCCATGTCTGAAGTTTGGAATGATTTTGGTGCTGATATGACTACATTTACTACCGAAGAATTAGTATTTTCAGCCATTAATCACGATTTAGGTAAAATGGGTGATTCGGAACATGAGTCATATGTACCCCAGACTGATAAATGGAGAAGAGATAAATTAGGTGAAGAATATATGCATAATAAAGCTATTGCATTTTCATCCATCCCAGATAGAGGATTATTTTTACTTCAGGAACATGATATTAAATATACCTTCAATGAGATGTTAGCAATCCAGACTCATGATGGTTTATATGATTTAGCAAATGAGAAATATCTAAAATCATTCATGCCAGAAACAAAACCTAGAACTTCATTACCATTTATATTACATCAGGCAGATATGATGGCAGCAAGAATTGAGTTTGAAATTGAATGGTTACCTAAATTTAAGAATAACTTGGATACTAGCAAGAGTAATTTTACATTGGGGGACAATAATAAAAAGCAACATACTACCTCTACAAGAAATAAAGCCTTGGGTGAAATTAAAAGTGAGGGGTTAAAAAATATATTTGATAAGTTATGATATTAGAAATAACCATTACAATTTTATCGATTTTGGTCGTAGTCTTAGGATATACGACCTTTAATCTACTCCGTAAAAACGAAAAACAAGAAGATATTTTAGTTTCTTATATGGGGTATCTTTCTAAAATAGATGTTGCCATTAATGAATCAGATAAAAAACTTAAAGAGATAGATAAAAAAGAATCATTTAAATCTGATGATGAAATTGGATGGTTTTTTACTGAAATTAAGAAAATCCAAATGATTTTAAATGAATTTACTATAAAAGAACTTTGATAGACACCGTGGACAAAAAAAGAAAAGCAAAATCGAAAAACTATTTCACCTCAGAAACAGATGAGGCTATTATCCTGTATAATAATACAGAGGATACTAAGGTTAAAAGCAAAATATACGAGCAATTTATCCATTATCCTTTTTTTAAACTTACAGAGAATATAATTCATACTTTTAAGTTTTATTATACTGAAGTAGATGAAATAGAACATTTACAACATGAGGTAATTACATTTTTATTATCAAAAATCCATTTATTTGACCCTTCTAAGGGAGCTAAAGCATATTCTTATTTTGGTACCATTGCAAAACGTTATTTGATAATTTCAAACCAAAAGAATTATAAGAAAAGAGTAGATAAATCTCCATTAGAATCTTTATATGATGATGAGAATCATTCTTATAATATAGATGATAAAGAAGATAAAAATTTATTATCTAATTTTATAGACCAATACGTAGAGTATGTTACTGCTAATATTTATGATTTATTCCCAAAAGAAAATGATGCTAAAGTGGCTGATGCCATATTAGAATTATTTCGCAAAAGAAAAGACATAGATATTTTTAATAAAAAAGCACTATATATCTACATCAGAGAAATGGTAGATGTAAAAACCCCAAAGATAACAAAAATAGCTAACCAATTATATGATATATTTAAAACTAGTTATGTTTTCTATATAGAATATGGTTACATTAAGTTTTCTTAATTTATATATTTATAAATAAAATATATGAGTAAGCTAGATTCAGTAGTCTTTGGTAAAAAGAAATTTTCTGATTTATTAGAAGAAATCTATAAAAACCAACTAAAAAGAGAAGAACAGGTTTCAGCTCTAATTTCAGAACTAAAACCTTTAATTCAAGAGATAGGTGATGCCACTCTTATTGTTCCTTTAATTAAGGAATATATGGAAATAGGAGTTAAAAATGATGAACAATTAATTAAAATGGCTACCATTGTTCAAAGAGCAATCCAAACTCAAAAAGATGATGGTAGTTTTGGTATTTCTGAAGAAGAAAAATCTCAATTATTAGCTGAAATGGATAAGCTTAATAATAATAAAAAATAATGTCCTCTAAATTTGGATTTTCAGGTTTAAATTCTAATTTAAATCGTAACAGAGATAATAATTTTAATACTTTACAAGCTTTATTTAATCAAATTAAAGCGGTTAGAGTAAAGAATATTGTCTTAGATGAAACTAACTCTAAATGGAAATCCTATGGTGAGTGGAATGGTTTAGGTACTATAGAATTTATAGATATTAAAGTTCCTAAATCTATTGATAGTAATACGTTTGATGGTGTAGCGCAACCATTATTCCCTTATTTAAAAAATTATCCTTTAATTAATGAGATAGTTTATGTGGTTTTATTACCATCCTCAGACTTGGGAGAAAAGGTAACAGCTACTCAATTATATTACATGACCCCCATTAGTTTGTGGAATTCACCTCACCACAATGCTTCTCCTTTTATAGTTGATGCTCTACCACCAAACCAACAAAGGGATTATGAGCAAACCGAAGGAGGATCAGTTAGAAGATCTACAGATCAATCTACAGAAATTACTTTAGGGGAATATTTTCAAGAAAAATTAAACATCCATCCGTTATTGCCATTTGAGGGAGATATTATATATGAAGGTAGATGGGGCAACTCAATTCGTTTTGGTAGTACCGTAAAAGAAAAAGAAAATACATGGTCTTCTAGTGGTGAAAATGGAGATCCTATTACTATAATTAGAAATGGTCAAGACCCTAACAGCTCAGATGAAGGTTGGGTTCCTGTAAAAGAAGATATAAATAAAGATTTATCTTCTATCTATTTAACTTCTACTCAAACCCTCCCTTTAACTCCCTCTATATCAAATTATGATAGTTATAATTCTCCCCCTGAAAAAATAGATCAATTTTCAGGTAAACAGATTATGCTCAATTCAGG